TATGGTGCGTATGCATATTACAACGACACACAACAAAGAATTAAAACACTACAAGAGAACAACGCAAAGTTAGAAACTGTTGCAAAGACAAATGAGTTGACTATTAATAGTTTACAAGAAAGTCAAGAAAGGTTTGCAACATTAAACAATGAATTACAAGTTAAACTAAATGAGGCTGAACAATACGGTGATAACTTAAGAAAGAAGTTACACAAACACGACCTTACAAGATTAAGTATTAAGAAGCCTGGATTAATAGAGAAAAGGATAAATGATGGGACTAAGAAATTATTTGACAATATCGAGTCTGTTACTGCTCACCCTAGTGTTGAGTAGTTGTGGTTATCTAAGAAAACCAGAGAAAGAGATAGTTGTTCAAACAGTAGAGGTGCAAAAGGTAATACCTGTTCAACCTCGACCTAAACCTGTAGATATGACAGATGTCAAGTTTTATGTGGTAACAGAGGAGAACTACGAAGAGTTTAAAGAAAAGTTTATGAAGACCAATAATGACTTTGTATTCTATGTGGTAAGCGTACACGACTATGAAAATCTTGCATTGAATATGTCTGAGTTATTCAGATATATAAAACAACAAAAAGAAATAGTAGTATACTATGAAGAAGCTGTGAAGATTAAACCACAGGAGAAGAAAGATGGCAAAGAGTGAATACTTTGATGGTGTTAAAAAAGTAGAATATAATGACCTTGACAATCTAAAATTTTGTTCTTGGTTCTTTGCAGAGTGTTCAAGACTTGCATATAAAAGTAAACCAAGAGCAGCGAGAGAATTTAAAAGAATAGGACTTACAACATACAATTTTTATAGTGTAAAAGGTGCTCAAGTTCATATTGCAAAGAACTCTGATATAATTATTATTGCATTTAGAGGAACAGAACCAAAACAATTTTCAGATATCAAAGCAGATTTAATGGCGTGGAAGAAAAGGTCAAGAACAGTAGGACAGGTTCACGCTGGGTTCAGAGGAGAAGTAGATAAACTTTGGGCAGATATAAGAGTAAATCTAGGAAGAAAAGGTGGTAGAGATATCTATGTGTGTGGACATTCACTAGGTGGTGCAATGGCTACTATTTGTGCATCAAGACTGAGAGAAGACGATAAAGGAAATGTCAAAGCACTATATACTTACGGTTCACCAAAGGTAGGTGGTAAGTTATTTGTGTGGAATCTTGACGAGTTAGAACATTATCGTTTTGTAAATAATAATGATATGGTTACAAGAGTACCTCTGTGGATTATGGGGTATAGACATCATGGAAACTTGACATATATTAATCATTATGGTAATATAAGGTCAATGACTTCGTATCAAAGATTTAAAGATAAGATGAGAGGTCGTTGGGCTGCAATACGAAAGTTACAATTTTTTGATGGTATTCGTGACCACGATATAAACAAGTATTGTAAAAAATTAAAAGGTTTAATGTAATGTGGGAAATGATAGAAAGAATGGTAGCTGATAGATTGTGGATTTATACTGCAATCGTAGGTTCATTATTTGGACTTGCATTTTCAACATATTTTAAATCTACCAGAATTGGTCTATGGTTATATTCTAAATTTGATATGATATTAGACTACTTGGTAATGCGTTGGGGTTGGACTTGGTTAGAACAACCAGAGGACGCTTGGAGAAAAAAGTATCCTTATGTTACTAAGAAGATTGATGAACTTGAAAAAAGAATAAACAAACTAGAAAAAGGGGACTAACATGAAAGAATGGATTAAAGATAAATTCGAGATTTCAAAGGATTGGGTAATGGACAGAAAAGACGAAAGAACAAGTCTTGATGGTGTTGCTCTAATTGCAATGGGTGTAATCGCATTGTTTTTTACACCATTTGTAAAGTTTGCAGCTTACGGTGCAATCGCCTATGGAATCTACACTTTAGTAAAATCAGAGTGGTAATATGGCAGATTTGGAAACAGAAGTAGAACTACTGAAAAGTAAAGTTTCCGATATGGAGAAACTTCATGTACGGTTAGATGATGCGATTGGTAAGATATCAGAGGTATCAAATTGTATCAATCGTATGCTAGCCGTACACGAAGAAAAACTCTCACAACAAGAAGAAGCAGTTTTTGCAGCTGAAGAACTTATAGAAACAAGAAGAACAGAGTTTTCTAACGAAATCAAAGAACTGCACTCTCGAATAACAACAAACACAAAAGAGATTATGAGTATCGCAACAGAACAACACAAAGAACATACCGAAGCTATTCAAAAATTACACAACGATATAAACAAAAGAGTTGGAATATTAGAGAAGTGGCGTCACGTTCTTATTGGTGCGTCAATCGTAACAGGATTTATTTTACACGCAATGATGAATTTATCTTGACAAACCTCACAACTTACTATATTATGACCGAATGTATATTGAACAAAAATATTTACTACTAGCCTCATCACAATTACAAGGATTTAAGAAGAAGGGGGACTATGTCTACAACTTCAGATGTCCTTATTGTGGGGACAGTCAGAAGTCTAAATCTAAGGCTCGTGGGTTCTTTTTTCCTAAAGAAAACAATCTTATATATAAGTGTCATAACTGTGGAAAAGGTGCATCATTAAAGAACTTTTTGAAACATCTTGACCCCAAGTTATGTAACGACTATATATTTGAGAAGTACAGAAAAGAAGACACTTATGTACAGAAAAAGTATGAACAACCCAAGTATTTTGGACACTCTGGAGAAGCACTCAAGAAATTAGAGAAAGTATCATCACTTAAATTAGACCACCCTGTAAGACAGTGGATAGTCGAAAGAAAGATACCCTCTCAATATCATTACTTGTTGTACTTTGCTCCGAAGTTCTACCAGTGGGTTAATACAATTGTAGAGAATAAGTTTCCAAGTCTTGAGAAAGACCACCCTAGACTTGTGATACCATTCTTTGAAAAGAACAAAATGTTCGCATTACAAGGAAGAGCATTCGGAGATGAGAATCCAAAATACATTACAATCAAACTTCAAGATAAAGAAAAGATATTTGGACTCGACAGAGTAGACTGGAAGAAAACAGTCTATGTTTGTGAGGGGCCGCTTGACAGTTTGTTTGTGGAAAATTGTATCGCAACTGCACAGTCAGATTTGAGAATACCACATAATGACGCAGTGTTGATACCAGATAATGAACCTAGAAATAGGGAAGTAGTGAAACAGATTAAGAAGTATATAGAAGAAGATTATGCAGTCGTATTATGGCCAGAGTATGTAAAAGAAAAAGATATTAATGATATGATAAAAACTGGTAAGACAAGACGACAAATAAAAACAATAATTGACGAACATACATATAAGGGTGTTCGTGCAAACTTAGAATTTAGTAAATGGAGTAAAACAAATGTCTAGCAATTATCTACCAACATCTTATCAAGAATTTATTCACCTATCAAGATATTCCAGATGGTTACCAGAAGAGAAAAGAAGAGAAACGTGGAATGAAACTATCTCAAGATATTTTAATTTCTTTGACGAACATTTAAAAGATATGCACGATTATAAAGTTCCAAAAGTAGTAAGAGATAAATTAGAAAACGGTGTGTTAGGTTTAGACGTAATGCCTTCTATGAGATGTTTAATGACAGCTGGTGAGGCATTGAAAAGAGAAAATATTGCTGGTTACAATTGTTCTTATGTTGCAGTAAATAGAGTGCAGGCATTTGATGAAATACTCTATGTATTAATGAACGGAACAGGTGTAGGATTTAGTGTAGAAAGACAAGAGGTATCACAACTACCACAAGTTGCAGAGGAGTTCTATGAGTCTGATACGGTGATATCTGTTGCAGATAGTAAACTTGGTTGGGCGAAAGCGTTCAAAGAATTAGTGGGTATGTTGTATATTGGTCAAGTTCCAAGATGGGATTTATCAAAAGTTAGACCTGCTGGTGCTCCATTAAAAACATTTGGTGGTCGTGCATCAGGCCCAGAACCACTAGAGAACTTATTTAACTTTACAGTAAATACATTTAAGAACGCACATGGTAGACAGTTATCATCACTAGAGTGTCACGACATTGTCTGTAAGATTGCAGAGATAGTTGTTGTAGGTGGTGTGCGAAGAAGTGCATTGATATCATTATCAAATCTATCAGATGATAGAATGAGAGATGCAAAGTCTGGTCAATGGTGGGAGTTGAATGGTCAAAGAGCTCTTGCAAATAACTCTGCGTGTTATACAGAAAAACCAGATATGGGTATCTTTATGTCAGAGTGGAAAGCACTATATGATTCTAAGTCTGGTGAAAGAGGAATATTCAGTAGAGACTCTGCACAGAAACAAGCTGCAAAGAATGGTAGAAGAAACCCAGACCATTCATTTGGAACAAACCCTTGTTCAGAGATTATTCTAAGAGATAGAGAGTTTTGTAATCTGTCAGAAGTTGTAGTGCGTGAGAGTGATACAAGAGAAACACTATTAGAAAAAGTAAAACTTGCAACAATACTTGGTACATTTCAGTCTACGTTAGTAAACTTTAAATATGTGTCTGGAATGTGGAAAAAGAATTGTGAGGAAGAAAGACTACTTGGTGTATCACTAACAGGTATTATGGACAATGAACTTACAAATGGTAAGAGTGGAGATGTAGGTAAATTGTTAGATGAGTTAAGAGAAGAAGCAGTTAAGGTAAATAAAGAGTATGCAAATAAGATTGGTATACCTGTTGCAGCTGCAATCACCTGTGTCAAACCATCTGGAACAGTATCTCAGTTAGTAGATGCAGCTTCTGGTATTCACGCAAGACACAACCCATTCTATATCAGAACTGTTAGAGGAGATAAAAAAGACCCATTAACAAAAATGATGGTAGATGCTGGATTTCCTGTTGAAGATGATGTGATGAACCCAAGTCATACTTCAGTCTTTTCATTTCCTATGAAGGTACATAAGTCAGCTGTGTTTAGAACAGATATGACTGCAATCGAACAGTTAGAGTTATGGTTGACTTATCAGAAACATTGGTGTGAACACAAACCATCTGTTACCATTTCGGTAAAAGAACACGAATGGTTAGAAGTTGGTGCGTGGGTATATGCAAACTTTGATTATATGAGTGGAGTATCGTTCTTACCATTCAGTGAACACACATACAAACAAGCACCTTATCAAGACTGTGATGAGAAAGAATATCAAATGGTTTTAGACAAGATGCCTAAAAATGTAGATTGGAAGAAGTTGTCAGATTATGAACAAATGGATATGACCACTTCATCACAAGAACTTGCGTGTGCAGCTGGTGGTTGTGAGATACAATGAAACTAATCGTCTGTGAGAGTTGTGAAGCAGAGTTCAGAATAAAACACTCTCTGGACGAAAACTACTACAAAGAAAAATACTGTCCTTTCTGTGGTGAAGAACTTGCAGAAGAGATGGAAGATGAACTTGAGGATTATGATGAATGAAGACTCAATCTGCGAAAGCAAAAGGTAGAAGATTACAACAGTGGTTTCGTGATTTATTAGTAAGTAAGTTAGGAATACATAAGGAAGATATCGAAAGTCGTTCTATGGGAGCTGGTGGTGAAGACCTCATTATGGCAAGGTCTGCACGACAAAAGTTCCCATACTCGATTGAATGTAAGAACCAAGAGAAGATAAATATTTGGGAGTCTTACAAACAAGCAGATGAGAACTCCAAAAGTTATGAACCAGTCGTTGTTCTCAAAAGAAACAAACACAAACCTCTGGTTCTTGTAGACGCAGAATATTTTGTTGAACTACATAACCGAGTTGCCAAAGAACTCACCATTGACGAACTTTTGACAGAAGATAAAGTCAAATAAATTTATTCGTCAAATCATTGACTCCATATAAATATTACATATAAGGGAGAGAAGAATGAAACAATTCTTTTTACTACTTATATTATGTCTAACACTACCGTTCCTTGTGTTAGGTGCCGATACCAACACCACAGTATCCTCAACAGTAGTAACAGATAAAACACCACCAACTGCGTCAGCACCATCTGTCGTGGTAAACAATAGTGATGTTTGTAAAAGTGCATACAGTGCTGGAATACAAACAGGTATTGTAGGTATGGCATCTGGTGTAACTGTTGCAGATGAAAACTGTGAAAGAATAAAACTAAGTCGTTCTTTATATGGAATGGGTATGAAGGTTGCAGCTATATCAATGTTGTGTCAAGACGCAAGAGTATTTGATGCAATGATGAGTGCAGGCACACCTTGTCCATACGAAGGAAAAATAGGTGATGATGCAAAGAAAGAATGGGAACTTAATACACACAAGATACCAAAAGATAGCACTCATTTTAAAAAAAAAGTTTCGACAAAGATAGTGCCAAACGGAAGGGGGAACTAAATGATACGTTATTGTTTAGTATTCTTACTCTCGTTCTTCTTGGTATCCCACTCTAATTCTCAAGAGGTTTTACAATCAGAGGATTACATAGGTGATATGGATTCTTTTGATAGAGATAGTGGTACAAGAATCTATAATGGTCAGTATCAAACAGGCCATAAGAATAATCCAGGCACATATAACAAAGATTTTGATTTAGAATCACAAATGACAATATCTGATATAAATGCTGGTTTTGATTTAGAGTATGGTGTTACTGTAAATTCACATTCGAGTAATTCAATATTAAGTTCTTGTACAAGTATTACACAAAACTCTGATTGTAGAGATATATTTAAATTAACCATAGCTTTGTTTGATGATAATGAGGTGGTGCATAAATTTGAACACGAGGTTGAATTAGACTTTGGTGGTAATAGAGATTATAGTTATAGTCAAGTTATCGCACCAAATAGTTATCAATCACTTACAGGTAATTTTGAATTATATGGTGTAGATGCTGGTTATCCATCTGGTTGGTATGGGCCTAAGTTTTCTGAACCATACCTTAACACATCTTGGGAAGTTGTAGAGATTATTAATCAAGAGGTATTAGACTTATTGGAACATTCAGATATATTAGATACAGTAGAATATGATACAGTTGATGTGGTCGTAGAGAGTCCACAAGGTGAGATTATGGATACTATGACAATAGAGGTTGAACAAAATATGGATATCGCAATGGAGATAGAAACAAATATAGATATCCCAGAAATAGAGGTAGAAGAATTACCAGAGATATCTTTAGAAATAGAGGAGATGTCAAATGTTGAAGAGTCGAACTTGGAGGGAGAAACGCAACAGACTGATTCAAGACAAGAAGAGTCCGTTAGTGATGAGGGGGCCAACGAAGTGGATACCGTCACAGAGGCACAACAAACTGACGGACAAGATGGAGGCGACAGAGGAGCTGGTGGAAGTAAGAGAGAAAGAGTAGTCCAGTCTGCAAAACAAAAGGTTGCAAATAAGATAGTAAAGAATATGGGTGACAAAGGACGATATGATGAAACAAACCAACTTAAGACACTTGTTGTAATGCAAGTGTTAGGAAATACAAAGACTTTCTTTGATACACAGAAAACACTACAAGATACAGAGAACTTCTTTGATTTAACAACAGTACCAGATGGTGTGATATCAGACAGTAATTATGCACAGTACATACTATTTGGTGGTTCAGACGCAACTCATAATGCGTTAGTGGACAGTCAATACTAGGAGATACAAATGGCCGAAGTAGAATTTGGTGGAATGAAATTCAAGGGTGGTAAGATATTTGTTATACTAACTGCATTGTCAACACTAGCTGGTGCATTATGGGGTGGTTTTGAATTTTATAAAGATTATGTGGATATGCGTGAAAAGATAGAAACGTATACTGCACCAGACTTATCAGACTATGATAAGAGAATAGACCTTGCAAAACAGAAACTAGATATGTTAGAAAGTGAGATATCACTGATATTAGATGAGGTGAACCTAGTGGCTAGTGTTGCAAAAGAACTCAAGAATGACCTAAAATCAGATGTTCGTAGAATAGAAACAATCGTAGAAGATGTAGAAACTAGAGTAAAAGAGGATTCTAGGGAAAATGCAAGAGATTTGAAAACTGCGATTGATGAGATAGAAGAAGATATGAAAGAACTAGACGAGAGAATAACTGATAAAATCCAGAAAGCACTAGAAAATCCACTCGCAAATATGAGAAAGTAAAACGAATCGATTCGTTTTTTTATCCAAAACGCAAAATCTGTCAAATATTGTAAGTCATTGATTTTACTACACTTTTTGAGGGGGGTTGACTTTTGTCATAAACAATGTATTATATAGATATGATTGATAATAAACAAATAAATGAGGTTGATATGACAAAACAAACAATAGATTATGTGGGTGTAAGTGGTTCTAACGATAGTTTCGGTTTCTACTTTACCACCGAAGAAAATAAAGATATAGTTTACACTAACACTTGGTTATTGAAAGATTTAGTTTTTGCCTTGAGAACTAAATATAATTTAGGTTCTACATATATGGCAAGTTCTTCAATGGACTTTGCAACCGAAGAAGGTTTCTACCATAACGGTGCAGCTTCAAAGGTTCTTTCTCTTGCAAGTAATATCGCAGAGAGTGGTAAGTCAATCGCAGAATACACGAAGAAGGTGTTGACTGAAAATGTCGATATAAGACAAATAGAGTTCAGTGATTTGAAGAAAGAAGAAGCAGAAGATTGGTATATAGACGGTAAAGTTGCGTTTAATAACTAATTATTAAGATGGTTATCTCGTTCAGTACGAGGCCTTCGTAGTCGAAAGAACATCATTGGTAAGACAATGCAGAATTTATCTGGTTGGCCACCAGACTTGGTAACCATCTTAGTAATTTAAAAAAAGGTATTGACAATGAATAATTTGTATGCAATATTAATAGTAGTGATATTTTTATTTTTATTAACATTATGTAGCGTTGGAGGCGTTTAATATATGAATGGAATTTATAGTGAATTTGCAGAAGAAGGTTTAAATAATAAGAAGTATATTGTTTATGAAAAGTTAAATAAGTTAGGTGGTGGTAAGTCTTTTGACAATGCAAAGGACGCCTGTAAGTATGCAAAGGAGATTCTTGCAGATTATGGGTTTACTATGTTTAAGGACAACGGAGAAACTTGGGAAGATGTCTTTGAGGCAGAACTTGTTTCAATCGGAAAGGGGGAAGTAGTATGAGTGTTTATACTTTTACCATTATTGTTATGGTGTCAATGTATCTTGCATACCTATGGGGTCGTTGGTTGACTCGTGGAGAGATTGCAGCTGAGGTCGCAGAGGATACTTTAGGTAGGTTAGAACGTGGTGGATTTATTAAGTATAAGATGAATGAGAAGACTGGCGAGAAGGAGTTTGTGAGGTTTAAATGAGGTTATTATTATGTGCGTTACTGATAACAAGTAATGCAATTGCGTGTGATTATAAATCAAATGATGAAATACAATTCGAGGGTTCAATCGAATCCGTAAGACTGATAGACAAAAAGGTCTATCCCTATGTAGAGGATACTAGGATCTGCACACTGCATGTCGAATCACGAATAGAAGGTGAGTGGTATCCATCAAAAGCAAAATATATATT